AAATAGTTATTATAAAAATATTAGTTATTCAAAGGAAAACACTATGTACGAGTATAAATGCAAAATTGTAAAAATAGTTGACGGTGATACCGTTGATATTGACTTAGATTTGGGTTTTGGCGTTTGGCTTCGAGATGAAAGAGTCCGAATTATGGGCATTGACACTCCTGAAAGTAGAACGTCTGACAAAATCGAAAAAGTATTTGGTTTAGCGGCAAAAGATAGACTGAATTCACTATTAGGTGGAGAAGCAATCTTGTTATCACAGGTAACAAAGGGTGGAGAGAATATGAAAGGTAAATTTGGTCGTATTCTTGGTAACTTCAAAACAATAAACGGCGATAACGTTGCTGACACGTTGATGAATGAAGGACACGCTGTTGCTTACAACGGTGGTGACAAAGACAATGTTCAAAAACAACATTTAGCGAATAGACAAAGATTAATTGATGAAGGAAAAGTTCCTACACCCGAAGGTATGTCTAAAGTTAAAGGTGCTTACAACGAATTCAAGGCAACTAAGCCACCATTAAAGAAAAAAAAGAATAAAAAGAAAAAGTAAGAATAATATAGGAGGACACTCCAATGAATTATTTTAAAAAGATAGTTGATTGGGTTATTCAATCATATGAACCTGAAAAACCTAAATTTAAACCTAAAAAAGTTTATAACTATAAGGGTAGAACATACTATTTAAAAAAAACGAAAAAAAAAAGATGATAGGTGAATATACTGTTAAAATAGGTGATAAACTTTTTGATTATACAAATGCAAATGACATTCCTGAAAAGTTTGATCATCTTATTAAATTTATACCTACTGAACCGTCTGAACCACACACTCAGGCGGATCACGACTACATTAACACTTTTCCTAAGAAATTTAAAGAAGTATTTGAGAGGGAACAAAAATAATGCCAGCAGTTACTAGAATAGGCGATGCTGATGTCACTCATTGTAGTGGTATGACAAGAGCGGCGGGTTCAAGTAATGTATTTGTGAATGGTATAGGTGTTTCAAGACAAGGTGATAGTAATACGACTCATCTTCTACCACCTAATATACCACCTTGTCCTGCTCATGCAGCTGGTATCGCTTCAGGATCATCAACTGTAAAAGTTAATGGTAAAGGTTGCGGTAGAGTTGGTGATGGCATATCAGGTTGTACTTCTGTAGCTGCAGGATCAAGTAATGTATTCGCTGGGTAATTTCATTATAAATAGTATTAGGAGAGATTAAATGGCAACTTATGACGCTGGTTCATTAACAAATAAAACTAAAAAAAGTGTAAAAATCTATAAAGATTTGAATTTAGATTTTCAACAGAATACTGCTACTAAAGATATTCAAAAAATAGAAGATGTCGAGTCAGTAAAAAGAAGTGTACGAAATTTAGTATCTCTAAATTATTATGAGAAACCTTTTCACCCAGAGATTGGGTCTAACATAAGAGGTTTATTATTTGAGATGATAAGTCCCCAAATAAGTCACTACATTGGGAAACAATTAGAATTATTAATTAAAAATTACGAACCTAGATGTCGATTGGTACAAGTTGTTAATAGACCTGATTTTGATAAGAACGGATACTCAGTTTCAATATCTTTTTATGTGGTCAACGTACCCAACCCAGTCACAGTAGAAACATTTTTAGAAAGATTAAGATAATATGGCAACTAAACTAGATATATCACAATTAGACTTTGATGGGATCAAAGACAATCTAAAAACTTTTCTATCACAACAGGATGAGTTTACTGATTATGATTTTGAGGGTGCCGGCATGAATGTATTATTAGATACTCTTGCCTACAATACTCACTATCTTGCCTACAATGCCAATATGTTGGCTAACGAAATGTATCTTGATAGTGCCGATCAAAGAACAAGTGTAGTATCATTAGCAAAACAAGTTGGTTATACTCCTAGAAGTGCTAACTCAGCAAAGGCAACAATTGATGTAGTTGTCAACAACGCTACAGGATCTTCTCTTACAATGTCAAGAGGAACAAAATTTACAACAACAGTTGACGGAACAAATTATTCTTTTGTGAATAACGCTGATGTAAGTATCACACCACAAGATGGTGTTTTTAAATTTTCTAATTTAGATATCTTCGAAGGTACATATTTAAATTACAAGTACACAGCAAACACAACTGATACAGATCAAAGATTTATTATACCCAATGATAATGTTGACACTACAACTCTTTCTGTTAAGATTCAAGAATCTGTTTCAGATTCTACGACTAACACATATACATTGGCTGGCGGTGTCACAGGTATAGACTCTACATCTAAAGTTTATTTCTTACAAGAAGTTGAAGATGGAAGATTTGAAGTTTACTTTGGTGATGGTGTTCTAGGACAAGGAGTTGCTGATGGTAACATTGTCATACTAGATTACATAACTTGCAATCGTGCCGAGGCAAATGGCGCCAGTGCATTTACTTTGTCAGGATCAATTGGTAATTTTTCAAACGTGACAATCACAACATTGAATAATGCAGCTAACGGTGATGATCCAGAGTCAATCAAATCAATTAAGTATAATGCACCTAGAGATTATTCGGCACAAGATCGTGCCGTGACAGCAGAAGATTATAAAGTTCTTGTTAAGAGTTTATATTCAAATGCACAATCAGTTCAGGTATATGGCGGTGAAGATGCTGCGATTCCTGATTATGGTAAAGTTTACATATCAATTAAGGCAAAATCAGGTTCAAATCTAACAGAGGCAACAAAAGTAAGTTTAGTGTCAAGTCTTAAATCATTCGCTGTCGCTTCGATAACGCCTGTGATTATTGATCCTGAAACTACTTTCATAACTTTAGTCACAACATTTAAATTTGATTCTAATTTAACAACTAAAGATATATCAACACTTACAACAAATGTTTCAAATGCAATAGCAACATATAATACAGATACACTAGAGAATTTTACAGGTATGTTTAGATTTTCAGCCTTATCAAAAGTAATTGATAATAGCGATACATCTATTTTGTCTAACATTACTAAAGTTAAAATGTATAAGTTCATCACGCCAACTTTAAGTGAAGGATTAAAATATACAGTATCTTTCAATAACGCATTTTTCAATCCACACTCTGGTCATAATTCAGCCGCTGGTGGTATTGTATCTTCAACAGGTTTTAAAATATCTGGTGATGATACAAACGAACATTTCCTAGATGATGATGGTGCTGGTAATATTAGAGTTTACTATCTAAGTGGTACTACAAGAATTTACACTAGTTCTACTTATGGTACAATTGATTACACAACTGGAGAAATAATTTTAACTTCTTCAAATATAACAAGCATATCAAATGTTGACGGTGCGGCCAGTACTCGAATAAGAGTAACAGTATTACCAGATTCAAATGATATTGTACCTGTTAGAAATCAGGTGTTATCAATTGATACTGCTAACTCAACTGTATCAGGATCAATAGATGAAATAGAAAGTGGTAGTTCACAGGCAGGAACATCTTACACAACTACCAGTAGTTATTAGGTGTTGACTAATGGACATTAAAAAAACAAATAAAAAAAAACTATCCACACTCATTAAACAACAGGTACCTGATTTTGTATTAACAGATCATCCTAAGTTTACAGAATTCCTTACTTCATATTTCCTATTTATGGAATCTGCTGAGTTAAATTTAGATACAGTCACAGATATAGATCAGATACTTTTAGAAACGGTAGGTGTATCAGATAGTTTTGTATTATTAGATCAAACAACTAAGAATGGCTTAGACGCAGGTAGTAAACTTGTTGATGAAGAAAACACATTTGGTGGTTCTTTTCAAAAAGGTGAAGTCATTACAGGTTCTACTTCAGGTGCAATCTCAACTGTTTTAGCAGAAGACACGATAGCAAATAATAGATTATTCATATCAGCAAACAACGGTTGGATTACAGGAGAAACTCTTACAGGTTCTACTTCAGGTGCAACTGCTAAAGTTGCCAAGTATCGTGCAAATCCAGTAGAGAACATTCAACAACTTTTAAACTATTCTGATCCTGATCATA